CAAACATTCAATTTGGGGCTACAGACCCCATCGTTATTGATACCAAGAAGGCGCACCGGTTCAAAGAACAGGTTACCGGTGCATCCAAGAAACGTGCATCTGTCAAGGCAGATGGGGTTGAGCGTAATGCCCACACCCAGTACGACTCTGAAATTGCCTTCGCGAACATACGGGCGACTGCCAATATCTGTCGTGTCAAGGACGACTCCCCCATCTCGTTGGGAGTTGTCAAAGGACCGATATTGGAGGGAGTCCCGGTAACTGTGCCAAGCAATACGGCTGGCGCAACGGCACATGCTATGAAGAAGAGGTGCGACCATGCTCCAACGGCGCAATCAATGGAGCATTTTGACAAAGGGCACGCTCTTCTCATGGAGAAGATACCTCAACACGATATCATTCGTGTTGACGAGGCGTTGGTGAACAAGTATTTGTTGACTTGTTCACCGACTAAGGCCGAGCGCCTCCTGGCTGCGTACCGCAGCCATGAGTGGAGTTACCAGGGAGACACAAAGCATGTGTTCGCGAAGCAGGAAGCGCTTCTCAAAGACCATGGGGCCCAGCCGCGTATAGTCTATCAGGGTACAGACATGTACAATTTCCTGACTGGCTGCGTTGTGATGGAACTCCAACGTCGCATGAAAATATCCCTCAGCCATGAGAACCCCCTCAACACAGGCAATGTTGTCGTATTTGCGTGCGGCAAGTCTGGTGAGGAGCTGGGAGATGTTATTCATGCGGCCCCAGGTGAGATTTTGGAAAGCGACTTTGCCAATAACGATGGGTCACAGAGTGTGGAATTTCGCCGTCGAGAGGCAATGTTCTATGCGAAGCATGGGGCTCCGGCATGGTTTGTGCGTGAATTCGCTCGCAACACAAGTGTCCGCGTGTGGACCCGATATGGGATCGAGGCCACTGTAAATGGGCAGAGGTGGTCAGGTGAGACCACCACTACCACCGGGAATTCTTATGTTGGAAGTGTCCTGTTGCTAGCGTGTGCTTTGCTAGCCGGGATCGAAAAGAGCACGCATATACATGGCGGGGACGATTTCATGGGGCTCTACACGGGTGGAGGGGTCAAGGATATGGAAAAAGCGATACAGGTCGTCGTACCACAGGTTGGTATGGAGGCCAAAGTCGTTGTCCCCCCCACCCGTCATCATGGCACCTTCTACAGGAAGCGCTATGTGAGTGACAAGGTGAGAACTCGTCCCGTTCCCCAGTTTGGGCGCGTGCTTGCAAAGCTCAACTTGCGTGCTAATCAGAACACGCAAGTTGGGGACAGGGATTACATGGCCGGGAAGTATTATTCGGCTGCGTATGAGCACAGGTTCGTGCCCGGTTTGAAGGACTTGTTGTTGGAGACGGCTCAGGGAATGAGCGCGAAACCCCATTTCGATGTCCGTCTGACAAAGATGAACGAAATGGGCGGTGTCGAAAATATCGTGAGTAAGGTGAAGAATTCAGATGTGTTGGATCTGGATTCTTTCTCTGATTATCTCCGGGATGTCTATGGGATCGGGTTTGAGGATCTCATGGACGCGTATGGGCGTGTGGCTTCCGGTGCTGTGGGCTGGTTGGACCAGTACACGTACGTTGACAAGAAGGGAAAGCCACACTCGAAACACCCACCCCGGGCTCAGATGATTGGGGGAGAGGCCATTGAGGCTCTCATCCGTCACGATATTTAAGTGACAGCGGCAAGCCACTTGGTGTGAATAGCGGAC